CCGACGTCATCAGGGACTTAACTAACATGGATCCAACCTTGCCAATAGCCTGGGCCGGTGCCTCACTGGTCCCGAGCATTTTCAGGATCTTGTTCTTGCCCTTGCCGAACATCACCTTCCGGGCTCGGACCGTCAGGAGGTCATAGTCCAGTTGCTCGGCTTCCGTGGCCGGTATGTTGCCATCTGCATCCTCCATCGGTTCGGGATCTGGCGTACCACCAAACCCCCGAGGGTCCTCAGTGGAGTCTGGTGGTAATTGCATCGTTCCTGTCATCGTTGGATCGGCCATATCAACCTCTACGGATTTGCCCTTGTTGGTTAAGTTTTGTCAGGTCCTCTCGCGGCACCGGAACGCCTTGAGCATTAACTTCCTGCTGTGCAACCTGCTGTCCTGGGATGAACCGGGCTTCGGGCTCGGTCAGAGTATTTTCCGGGGTTTGAGATTGAACGACACCCTTGTAGGCCCCGGTCGAATCAAATCCCATCAGCCCGCGATTGTTGCGCTCATCGAGCTCGGCCTGTGCTTGTTTGTCTTCCAGATATCCACCATAGGCCCCGACCACTCCCTGGCCAAGCATCATGGTTGCCATTGGATTCGCTTTCAGCCAGGCCATCATGCCTGTCTCTGCTACTTTTTCTCCCACAATCGGCGTGATCGCTCCCGGTACGGTTGCCGTTCCTCCTGCGGTGACCGCTGCGTCTACCACGGCCTCCGGAGCAAGCGAAGCTGCCTCACCCAGAGGTACGGCTGCGCCTACGCCGGTCTCCGTCAGGGGAGTTGCCACGGTGCCGGCATCAGCAATCAGAGAGCTGGATGACGTTTGGCCGGCGCCAAAAAACGTCGCCGTCTGCGTCCACATCGTCGATGCGCTCGTTGACATTGCCGCCCCGAGCCCGGCTTGCGGTGCTGCGAAATAAGCCGTCGCGGTCCCGGCTGTGAACCAGATCGCTGCGGCAACCACAATCACCTTGAAGAGACTGCTACTGAATACCTTTTTAATCGCCTTTGCAATTCCAGACATAACTAAACCCTCTTGTAATAAATACCGCCGACCCGTTCCAGGCCAAATTTTTCATACAGCTCGCCGACCCTTGCCAGGTCACCGGTCCCGCTTGAGATCCCGAGCGAAATATACATCACCCTGGGCTTGCCTTCCGCCCAGGACATAAACCTTTTCATCAATGCAGGAACCAGGTGGCGATATCCCTCGCGCACATAGAAGGCCACATCAGTCGCGTAACAGTACCGGCTGAAAAACAGATCGTCGATCAGCCCGAACAACATTCCCTGGGGCTTGTCGTCGTCATCAACCGCCACGAACACCGCTCCTTTTTTCGTGCCCATCAGCCCGGCAACGAATAATCGATACTTCGATTCGTCCGGCTTGATATCGGAGTATACGCTTTGCGCCAGGAGCTCACTACCGAGCTTACAGATCTCGTCAATGTCCGGGATATCTGCTAATCGTATTCCGCTCATTGCTAAACCCTGTCACTACCGCCGGGGCCATCGTCGCCGCCGCGGTCTCCACCTGGGCTACCTTCGCCACCACCGCCACCGCCACGATCATCGCCGCGACCGCCACCGCCACCGCCGCCGCCACCAGGTCCGCCATCGCCACCACCAACAGGTCCATCGCCTCCACCGCCGCCACCACCGGGGCCGGCAGGACCACCTTGACCGTCGTTGTTGGAGCCACCGGCTCCGCCAGGATTCTCACCTTCGCCGAGACCGTCACCGCCACCGCCACCGCCTCCGCCGCCACCGCCACCACCGCCGCCACCACCACCACTGGTATCAATGGCAACCCGGTTAGGCGTGAAATCAGTTCCCCAATTCCAGTCGTCAAAACCTTCCAGGAGATCCTGGTAAACCGCGAGCTCTGCATCCCGGTTATCCATAGCGCGTTGAATTGCCGCTGCCTGTGCCGCGGCCGTGCGATCCGACAGACCGATCTCCATGATTTGCTGTTGAGTGTCCCTGACAATGTTGTTCATGGTGGTAACGTACTGGAGCTTGATTTCGTCCGAGAACTTTTCGTCATTCATAAACTTTTCGAAGGTAGTCCGGAGCTCTGAATCAAGCGTCATTTCCGCCATCTTCAACGTGCTTTCCAGATTGGCCATATCCTGGTTCAGGTTGGCGCTTTGCTGATTGATATTAAATTCGTTCTCGGCCGCCTGGTTCTGCGTCCTGGTATCGGAATACGTCGCCGCATCCTGGGTCGCGATCGGTAGAGCACTGCGTATGGCAGCCTCGGTGCCGGCGCCCGCCGCCATCGTACTGTTAATCAGTCCACGCGAGTTCGCGCTTCGCATGGCATCTTGCCTGGCGAGATCAAGATACTTGCTGTTGCCGGCCAGGAGCGCGTTCATCTGTCCCTGTACCGTATCGGTTTCCGCGTTGACCTCGGTCGTTACCGCGGTCGATGGAGGCGGAGGGATTGCTGCTTCTGCCGCTGCCGCATCTGCCGCTGCCGCATCATCTACCGCCGTGGTTCCTGCTGCTTCCGCTGCGGCCTGTTGTGCTGCTAACATTTCTGGCGATGGAGGAGATCCTCCAGGAATGACATTGGAGCTTCCGCCACCACCACCAGGTCCACCGCCTCCACCGTCTGGTCCACCGCCAGCACCAGGTCCACCGCCGCCACCAGGACCGTCGCCTGGACCACTTGGGTTGGGATCAAGGCCACCACCACCGGGGCCGCCACCGCCGCCACCTGGGCCACCGCCACCGTCTGGTCCACCGCCACCAGCCTCGCCACCAGGACCGTCACCAGGTCCGCTTGGGTTGGGATCAAGTGCGTTATCGATTGTGCCCTGTACCGTGTCTTGCACGGTGTTGACTACCTGACCTATAATTCCAGTTCCTAATGGCACGGCGTTACTCCCCTGGGCTGCCGCCCTGTTTGCCCTGTTTTGCTGTTCAAGCTGCTCTCGCCTGGCAGCGGCATCGACTGGCCCGGTTGTTGATCCAGGACTTCGATTTGCCTGTTCACGCTGCTCGCGCCTTGCGGCCGCATCTGCGGGCGGGCTTCTTCCTGATGCCTGATTGTTGAGCCCCTGTTCTTCTTTATACATCGGATCCGGCATTGCTGATTCCTCATAATATTAATCTGTCAAAAAGCCGCGATAGGTGAGCGCAATGCTCTCCACGGCAGAACCCGCCACAGTGTATCGGAGATTGAAATCCTGGTTGGTTGCTCCCAACGGAATCATTATATCGTACCTGAAAATGTACGCTCCAGTAGTGCTATCTGGATCAATCACGATCGCCGCCCTGATCGAGTCTGTGGTCGCTCCCGGAGTTGCGTCATCGCCGTGCGTTGCCCATATACCAGCCACTCCTTGAGCCCCTGAATTAGGATTGACGTTTAGAACAACCTGAACCATCAATATGGTGGCATTATCAGGCAACTGATCCATTGTGGCCCAGATATTATCTGCACCGCTGCCGGTCGGTCCCACGGTCTCAAACGTATCTATTGTCAAGGCAGAATCAACATCGAGCTGTGTATTGGACGCTTCACCATCTGCCATCTGCATATTGCCGGCCCGGATATGTCCGGAGACTACTGGATCGGCAGTGACTATTTTGCGATCAACATCGGTGTCATCAGTGAAATAAGGCCTGGTCGGTGCGTCGGATTTAACCCACCATTTACCGTTGCCGGCGCCAGGATCCGTCGCAGCGGCAGCCTCGGCCTGGAGAATATAAGTACCGATATCGACGTTCCCGGTGAAATCTCCTGTGGTCGCGTCAACCTCACCGGCAACAGTAATACCGACGGCACTGGTCGCCAGTCTTTCCACGGAATTGTGGTGGAGTGTTGTCGCTCCGCCGGCCTGGGCCGTGAGGGCTTCCTGTTCAGATGGATTCCAGATCGTGAGCTCGGTGGCATTGGTATTGATCTGGCCCCACTGCACGCCGCCACTGCCAAAAAAGGACAGGGCTGCCGCCGAGGCATTGCCTGATGTAAGCCGCATAACCGAATTATTAGCGCCCTCTTGCCAACCTGGACCCGCATTGAAAGCCAGGATAGTTCCGTCCCAGGTTAGGGCTGCGTCGCCTTCCAGGGTTCCGTCGCCAGTCCATACGCCTATTTGGTTATTGACAGGAGTGCCTACTTTACTAACAGCAGCAGTGTTTAAATCCCAATCGGTTCCGGCATCGTCTGTATATACAAGTACATTAGGGGCATCACTACGTACCCACAAGATTCCCCGAGTGGCTACTGGTGCGAAAACATGGTCTGCTCGTTCTGTTAGTAGTATCTCAGTACCTATGTCTACTGCTGCATTTAAACTTAAAGCACCAGTAATTGTCGTGGGGCCGACTAGGGTGTGCATATTACCTGCATCGTCCCAACCGTATACCTTTGCTGTGTTAGCCCAGAACTCTATGTCTCGGGGCTTTGTGCTGTGCAGTTGACCATATAGGTTAATCGTGCCGCCGGAGTTGGCATTATGTGCTGTAATTACAAGTTGAGCATCACTTGCGCTTGTCCCTATAATCCCAACACCGCCGGTATCTCCGACTTGGATAGCTGCTGCGACACCCGTAACTATTAACGTATCGCCCAAAATGAATCGGAGGTTGGAGTCTCCTTCAAGAGTCCCATCACCAGTCCACACGCCAATCTCGTTATTAACCGGTGTGCCTACTTTGCTGACGTCACCGTTGCCGGGAACATCGCCGACGTCGAGCAGCAGATCCCAATTCGCGATATCCGCGGACAGGCCGCCGGTCGAGGTATGGGTGACGGTACAGATATATAAATTGCCCACCGCGACGGATCCGGCCGCATCAGAGACCACATCGCGGATCTGATAGTCGGTGCCGGCTGCATTGGCGTGATCGCCTTTCCAGTCGCCCAGGATCTGCGAGGCAGCGATATCGCCATTAACATCGAAGGCGACGAGCTTGTTCGCCCTGGCTGCCGCGTTCAATACGATATCGGTGACGCCTGGTGACGTCGTGATCATAATGGCCTTGTTGATATCGGCCTCGACCAGATCGAATCCGGTGTCTATCCCGGACAGGCTGACATTGACGTCATCGGCCCTGGCGAGCGTGCCGCCCACCAGTACGTTTGTAAAGTTCCAGAATATAGACATTTACCTCACCAGTTTCCGCATGATGTAATGATAAGTGACACTGAATAAAGTGTGTGGTTGCGAGTAGGTCCCGGACGATGCGATCTGTAATCCGACCGTTCGGCCGACGCCCTCAAGGTTCCCCTCGATCAGGGAAACGTCCTCGCTGTTCCATTCATCCAGGTTCCAGAAAAACTGGTCCCACAGGCTCGCGCTCGACAGGATCGCATCGGTCAGGGTAATCCCGGCGGGCACATTGGCAGAGGCGTAGTCCAGGCGGATCGCGTAGGAGACCGTCGTTGAACCGGTCGCCTCGATCGTGATCTTCTTAAACTGCTTGTTATACGACGGGGATCCCAGGTTGGTGTAGACCAGGACGAAAATCGCATCGACCGGGTTGCCATCGAAACTGGTGCCCTTGTCCATCTGGTAAACGAACCCGTTGTCGGATCCGAAGAACAGGATCTCCTTGCCGGTGTCGTCCTCTCCGTTGGCCGTGACTTCAACCGGGATCCTGGTGCCGTCGGATTCCTCGTACAGCATCGTGGTGAACCCGGAGAGCTGCTTGTCTTTGAATGTCGCAATGATGGCCGTGCCATCGGAGAAGAAAGTACGGTATTGGGTTTTATCCTTGACGATGATCGATGAAGTCACCAGGCCTTTCTTGAGCGTTGTCAGGGGCTCGATCACCTGGCTGAAAGTAGCGGTCGAGAAATCACCGAATTCAAACACGGCCTCCAGGGAGACAAATCCCCGGTCGTCCAGGTATCGGGTCCGGCCCAGGCGTTGAATACTCCACTCGATTCCGCCGGCCTCGTTGTCAACGACTTTCAGATCCCAGGGATTCGCGACAGTATTCTTGCCATGAAGAGCGAAGGTCCGGTTGCGGCAAATGACTGCCATCGCACCGCCGACCTCTTTTAACAGTCCGACAATTTCCTGGCCAACCCCGATCTCGGCAGCTCCGCCGCCGGCCCAGATATAGGGATTCCCGGTTGCAGAGTTTTGCAGGGATCCGTTCGCAAACGACAGGTGCAGATGAAACTCGTTGGTCTCCAGGTGGAAGGGAATATCGACGACATTGCCGGTCAGGATCGGGACGAATGTCGTGCCGTCAAATTCAAAGGCCGGGCTCACGCCATCAACGCCGTACATACGTTGGGTTGCGGTGGATCCAAAAAAGTTATCGTTGACGAATTCGAACCTGCCGCCGGCCGAGAGAGTGTTCGCGACCTCCGCGCTGTCGATCGGTACGGCGCCGGCCACGCTGCCGGTAGTCGCTTCGGCCTGGAAGGGCCCGTTGGTGACGTCGCCAATAATCAGGTATCCGACGGCATCCACTCCCCAGGCGCCTGACTGCAATACGACGCGAGCGATGACCGCGGTTGCGCTTGAGGTGGTCCCGGTAATGGTCTCGCCTTCGACGTAGGCCACGCCGGCACCGGCATCGGTGAATGGTAGTCGGTTGCCGAGAGCCTGGAGCACCCATCCGGCGGTGCTGTTCTTGTACATCAGACAGGCAGTGGCGGCCGCATTGTCTCTGAAAGCGTAGGTATCACCGAGGAAAACATGGACGCCCCGGATCTTGCCGGATCCGTCACCGGCACCGACCGCCAGTACCAGGGCCCGTTGGGTTTCGATTGCATCCTGGACGTAGGTAGCATCGAGCGCCGGGGTTGATGCACCACGGACGTCTTCGGTGCCATCGGCATCGGCCTTGGTCACGGCGGAGACCTGGAGATCCTCGCCATCGGTAAACCCGACTGAGCCCACGTTTGTCAGTACCAGGTAGCCGGCTGCCACGGTTCCAACCTGATCGATTAAGGCTTTCCCGGTTTCCCCGGAACTCAGCCCGGTAACGATATCGCCTTCGCTGATCGCGCCGACGCCGTTGTCGTAATTCAGGATCCAGTAGGTGGCCTCGGATGGGCTGTCCTGGCCATCGAATCTTTCGAACCCATCGACCCGGTGATATCCATCGGTGGTGAGCAGCTCGTAATTAACGGCCGACAGGCACATTCCCCTGGGGATCGTTAGTGGAGCATCGACCAGGTTAAGGCCGCCGGCGAGGACAAAGGATTTACTCTCGACGTTGCCGCGAGGTTTTCTGGCAAGCATGGACCCGCGCATCAGGCGAGCCCTGCGTAGTCCTCGCTCATATTAGGAAGCTGTACCGCTTCTAATCGAAAGAGCAAGTTATCAAAATTAGTCTCGGCCTCGTCGAGAACTTCGGGAGCGTTCTCGTAAAAGCCGTAATATTTGAGGGCTTGCCACACGATTATCATGTGAAAGTCGTCGGGTAGATTGGTGGGTACATCGGCATCAGCCGCGAATAGCTGATTGGTTCTTTTGTACTCGCCGTCGATGGTGTATATATCGTCGGGCTCGGGCTCCATTCTCACTTTGTTATTCGGCAGGATCGTGAATAACTGTGGTCGATCGTCGGCCCTCTGGTCCATCCGGTTTCGGTGGAGCGGGCGCCAGTAGCGATATGGGCTGTGCGGTAAGGGATTTTGATCCAGGGTGCCGAGCGCAGTCTCGTAAATATAGAAGGATCCGGTATCCCAGAACGCGAGATCCGTGATCGATACATCGGCCGCCAGGTAGTCCCTGGTCGCCGCGGCGGTATTGAAGGTGAACTCCTCCCACATGAAAAGCCAGTTCGGCCGTTTGTTCTGGACCTCGATCCAGGCATCGGCAACCCAATCCACAACTCGCAGGAGTACCCCGGTCTGGTCGATGACCGTAGTGGGACCGGCACCGGAGATTCCGGCTTCTTGCCTAGCCCTTTGACAGAGTTCCAGGTAGTTCATTTAGGCGGCTTTCTTGTTCGGGTCGTGAATGATCTGGAAGGGATAGCTCAGTACGTCTTCGTGTAGCATCGCACCGGTTTCCGGATCCTGGGTAACGATATCCTGGATGGCATTTCTCAGGACCTCGACGACACCTGGTGGAACTTTGATATTGATTCCCCTGGGCACGGTGTACGCAACGCCCTGGACGCCGACGAAGACGGGAATGGCGCCATCCTTTTTATCGCTCTTCGCGATATTGATGGTGACGTATTCGACGCCCTTGATCTTCTTGCCTTCGATCTCACCGACCGGGGCCTCGATCTCATTCTTCGCACAGTGGGCAATGATGCGGTCTCGCATCGTCGCCTCGCCCATCGAGAGTGTCAGGGTTAAACCATACTCTTCCATCGCGTGGAATTTCAGTTGATGTTTGTCGGCGGTTGCTAAATTAAAATCGGTCATTTAAAAAAACTCCATCATCAAGCGCCCGAAGGGGCTATGTAGTGGCCGACCCGTCAGCGAAACGGGCCGGTCACATGGGATCGCCAGGCCTCGCGGCCTTGCACTACTTACTGCGTCACTACGTTAAACAGTTACCATATCCGCGACAGAAGCGGGGCAATGGGTTAAGTTGTAAACGGTCAATGTACGACCGGTAATACCTGTCAGGTCGCTGACGCCGAGTTGGAACAGGGCAACGCCGACGCTCGCGGTCGGAACCTGGACGACCTTGATCGCGCCGAAAGGCGCATATCCATCCGGGCAGACCAGGCGGTAGGTTGCATCATCCTGGGCCGCGGCAACATCGATTTTCTCTTCGATGATGTACGGGACGTTTCCACGACAGGCCATGACATACACAATCGTCTGGGCTTCACCGCCGGCGTCAGCCGACAGGATCGCGGGATGGATTACGGGAGCATCCAGGACCGCGCCGTTCTTCGCACTCAATACAACCGCGGCACTAAGATCCCACTCGGCGATCGTTGCCAGGTCGGTCATGCTAACGCCATTGACGCTATGCACTACCGCACCGGTTGTCTGGAGGTTTTCGACGTTGGTGCCGTCGATCGCCAGGACACCCTGGCCATTACTGAAAGTACCTATGGATCCGCGAACATTCGCGTTAGTGATCCCACCTAATTGATTACCCATTACATTTTCCTCAGTGACAGCGCAGAGCTAATCACAATCGGTTTAAAAAGGACCCCGCAAGCAGGGTCCACGTTTTTCAAGTATCGATTAAGATACTCCGTTCAGATCTGTTGCTCCGACTTCGACCCGGACCAACCATGCTTGATTCAGGACAACTGCCACGAACCAGGTTTTCCAACCAACATATCCACGTTGGCCTAATGGGTCCGACTTACTGGCGACGCCAGGGTTCAGGACCGTTGGATGAATTGCACCCGCACCGCGTAATGGGACTAAGCCATACGCTTCCTTGGCACAGACGACGAGTGGATAGACGTCCACGTTCGCACCGGCAGCAGACACCATGCCGTTCAACGTAGCACTGCCACCGGCAAGATACGGATCCAGGAGCGGAGTCAGGATATAACGGACGGTTTCAACCTTGCCGATTTCATACGGCAGGGCCTTCATCGAGCCGTACTTCTCGCACGGAACGAATCCAGGGATATCACGAATGTCGGCATCGAGGTCGGTATGACCAAACGCCAGGTAAGCCGGGGCCATCGCCTCAGTACCGTACTGCACACTTGAGCTCATCTTCGTGCTCATCACGCGACCACGTTGAGCCATCAGGAACCGGCAAGCGGTACGCTGTGCGTTCAGGCTGATCGGATCATTTACATCGGTCCGAACCGTGTCAGCGGCGGCACCATAAACAACATTGGTTCCACCTTTGATGACGCCCCAGGTAACCATTTCGATGGTTTCCGCGGCTTGCTCACCGGCCAGGACAGACATATCCTTGAGGACTGGATCCTCTGACATATCATCCACGCGATCGGTGATCTCCGCCAGGTCGCCGTACTGGCCCATTGTTGCGGGCACATCGACGTAACTGGTCTTGTGACTTACAGGCGTAACGCCCTCAGTCAGTTGGGTTGTTGATACTACATAAGGGACCGGGCGACGAAATTTAACCTGCTCGGCTTTGTTCCTTGGTAGTGGTTTGGACTGGCCATAATCGCTGAGTACGATAATGGGACGAGCGTGTTCAAGCATTTCAGTTGCTGCCCACGCGGCGGTACGTTGATTGATATCACCGTAAGTTGAACCGGACATTGGATCTCTCTCCTGTCTTTAAGACAAAATAAATTTAATAGGCATTATGCCGTCGCACGTTTAGCGTCCTTCCGTTTGGCATGAAAAGCGAAGGCAGATTCGAAGTCGCCAACTGGCTCGGCCCCTGCATCGATCTTCGCATTTCTGCTCGCGATGGTGGTTCCGTCTTCTAATTGCTGTGCTCTTTTTGCCGCCAGGTTGGCCGCCTCGGATCCGTCCGGTACTTCATCCTGGTTCAACGCCGGTTTTGGGGTTGCTTTCAGTGAGGGCCTGTTGGTTGCGACCAGGTGCTCGTCGTACATTCCGATCAGTGCGGACGCATCGTTCGTGTCGTCACTGTTGGATAGCGCGGCGATTCCTGGTGGCTGAGTTGCAAGCCAGTCTACGAAATCTTTGGTCTGCACTGCGGCAGCCCATTCTGGATAAACCACTGCAACCTCATCGACCTTGGCCTGGGTTGTTGTATTTATCGCTACTTGATCTTGTTGCGCCTGTCGTTCCATCACAGGGGCCAGGGTTGAATCGACACTTTCCTGGGTAGCCTTGCCGGCCATTTCAAGTCGGCGGTCGATTGCTTTGGCTACCTCCGGGTAGTCTTCATTGAACTGGTCCCAACCTTCGTCGGTTCCCTTCATCGCGTCGGCAATCTGGTTCTCGGTGGGTTTGGCTGCCGGCGCCTTGAGCGTCGAATTTTCCCGCTTGAGGTCATTGACCTGGCGTTGGAAAGCAGATACCCGGCCTGAGTCGCTATCGAGGCGATGGTTCAGCTTGGTGTTACTTTCTTCAAGTACGATGAACCTGGCCTTGGTGGCCTCGTCCATCCCCTCATACGGATCCGCGGCGGGATCGGGGTCAGGGTCTTCGGTGTCCGAGGCCGCTATGGCATCGGGATCAACGTCCGTGGTTTCTTCTTCCTCTTCGGGATCCACAAGGGCAACCTGTTCGTTGGCCTCGGCAATCTTGGCGAACTCATCTTCGAAGTCAGTAGCGCCTTCGATTACTTCGGATTCTATCTCTTTGGCTTGCGCCATTTAATTCTCCTGCGGATCATCACGATCGGCATGGTTGGTGTTATACAACTAAACTATAAGCGAATCAATTAACAGTTTCGGTTTCGATGAAGCCTGGGGTTGTCATTCCCATCCAGGCGCCGGCGATATTGAAATCAAAATACTCCTGGGCCCCATCGCGGTCCATACCTTCGCCCATCAGCTTCTCGATGATCTTCTCGGCGTCGTAAACGATGAAGGGATCCTGGCCGCACCTGGATACCAGGCCGACCGCGCAATCGTCATAGCCATCGATGCGGAGTATGTCGTAGTCCTCGTAATGCTCCTGGTCCGCCAGGCCATCGATATCAACGCTCATAGTCTCTCAACTCTCTCGTCCAGGACTTTCAAATACTTCGCCATGTGAACAGATTGATCGAGCAACAGCACCTGGTCGGGGCCGGGGATCTGGAAGACCTGATCGCCTTTCATAAACTCTATCAGGGCCTCAAGCCGGAGCGCCAGTTCAGCACGTTCCTGGCGGAGCCGGTCCTGCCAACTCATTCAGCCTCCAGGCCGTAGTTCGCTGTCTGCCCTTCACGCTGTTTCTGGGCGAGCTCTTCGTAAAATGCTTTGATGTTCCAGTCCAGGGAATATTTCTTGATCCCGGCGTCGGAGCGCATCTTCTCCATATCGACCTGGCCGGTCGCTGCGATCTGGGTGAGCTTGACCTCACGGTCGATCAGTGCGAGCTGACGTTGCCCTTCCATGAGCGCCAGTGATCCCTGGGCCTCCATCAGGATCTGGTTGTTCTTGCCCTCGATGACCATTTGTTGCAGGGCCATCTTGCCTTCAAGTTCCTGTTGGATCGGATCCTTCGGCGGATTCTGCTTTGCTTCCTCGATCGCGAGATCAGATTCGGCATCGGTCCGCATGACGTCATCGACGGATACCTGCATCCCTTTGGCCATGTTCTTTAGCACGCCCCTGGTGACGAGCTCCTGGGGTCCACCAGGCATCGACAGGGCAGCGTTGATGAACTCCATGATGTTCCGGGCTTGCATTTCCCGGACCAGGAGCACAGAAGTTCCGCGGGCATCGATGCTGTAATCGCCCTTGATTTCCTTCTTCTCGTTGAACTGCATATTCCAGTCGTAGAACCTGGTGATAAATGGATTGGTGATATCGTCATCGAAGTTCTTAACGGCCCGGCGCATCATAATATTGTTCGCGCTCATCCACAGGGCTGTACCGCCGAGCGTCTTGAGCATGGCAGGTTGTTGCTGATCGGCGCCGACTCCACCCATCTGCATCTGTGGGACGCTTGTTTCTTCGTCCGCCAGGCGGTGAGCCATTTCAAATATGTTGGTGAGCTCCGGCTGTTTGGAATCGATGTTGAAGGTCGTCATCGCGTAGTCGGCCCGGAACTTCGGATCCTTGGAGTTCATCCACCAGATCTTCCTGGGCGACAGCTCCCACACTCCATCGGACGGCTCGACCAGGGCCTTGTTGATCAGGATCTGTGGGCCGGTTGAAAGGCCCGCGTTATCCAGGACCATCCTCCAGGAGGCGTTCATTACTTTCTGGGGCCCGCGCATCCGGTAGGGCACGCCGAAACCAAACACATGGGTATCATCTTTCTCCCAGGTGAGCACGTTGTATGGCAGGTCGTTGGAGTCCATGTGGTTGAGTCCGACCTTCATCACGATTCCGTTACAGAACCAGACCAGGCCTTCGTACTCTTCCAGGGTGTCTTCGATATCGACGCCGGCACAGCCACAGGAGATCAGGTCTTCTTTCTTGATCGGGCCGTGATATTCCAGGACCTCGTACCGGTTGTCCTGTTGGATCTGGGTAATGCCGTTGATCTCGCGCAGCTCATTGAGGTAGGAGATATCGGCGACCCTGGCGTTCGGTTCGCTTTGCAGGACCCTGGCAATCTGGTTGGCCATGAAGCCTGGTTGCTTCGCCAGTTTCCTCAGATCCTTTTTGATCATCATGTGGCGTTCGAAAACGAACTCACAATCTTCCCACCTGGTGGCTGCCATATCCGGAAAGAAGTTCCAGGGATCCACATCGGCCGCGGTCGGCTTGTAGTCTTCCTGGGAGCTGAGACCCCACTGACCGGGCGCCTGTTCGATCCAGGCTTTCTTGGTGCGCTGTTCGACCATCGGGCCCTTGATGATACCGGTGCCCATAACGACCGCGTTGTGGATCACATCACGGCACGTTGCGTTGTAGTTTGATTCGGTGAGCTGATCGTCGATCTCGTCTTCCATTAACGTGGCCGCCTTCCTGGCTTCCTTCATTGTTTCCTCGGCCAGGTCCTTTTCCTGGTGAGCTTCCCCGGTGTTCGGATCCGTGGGCGTCGTGCCATCGACGAGCTGTAAGACTTTGTTACTGGTTAGCGCCTCGACCAGGCTTGGAACGGGCGTCGGTTTGATCCCCCAATTCCTGTCATCAGTCGGCAGTACCAGGTCGGACCATTTTGATTCGGCAGTGTTACATTTGGAGCGGGTAAGGTTGACAAAGATCCTGGATCCTTTCCGGTTCTCGTCGATCTTTTTGAGAGTTTCTTTATCGTAGACTCCGTTGTAATGCCGGAGGTCATCGAGCCATCGCTGTTCGATCTCTTCCTTGAGCGCGACCTGTTTGTTGAATAGTGTCTGAATTCCACCGCCGAAGATCTGGACCATTTCCTCGATCTGTCGGAGCTCTTCCTCCGCGTCGTAATCGTCCTCGATGCTGCCGGATCCGTCGTCGCCAAGCTCGGCCAGGGTCTTTTCCTGAACAGGTTGTACCGGCACGTTACTCGCGTTGGAGGAATTTACCATAACTCGGATCCGGGTGTAGGTGGATAGGATTTAGTGCATCATATCCATCCGGACCCGAAAAGCAACAGCGACTTTACCGTTTCATCTTGAGATATTTCAGGTTGTTATGGGCGCCGGCAATACAGAAAGCAACCCAGGACTCCGGAGTTTCCATCACCTGGTTACAGGGGTCCTTGCCGCTCGTCGCGGCATCGAGCCAATACTCGGTCCAACCCATAAAGTATTCATTCATGGACTCTCCACCGAAATGCCAGGAGATCTCGTCCAGGTTATCTCCCTCTTCCCAGGTCGCATCCAGGTCCCAATTCCCGTCCTCGTCGCCGGACATTGCCTCGACGGTCAGCTTGTCATCGACCCGGCTCGCGTTGACCAGGTAGTAGGCCAGGTGCCACTGGACCGGGCAGTCCTTCTCGCCACAGCAATAAGCGTGACCATCGCTCGTCGCGGCATCGTCCCAGGTAAAACCTTTCTTCGGGAATATGTCCAGGAACTCGTCCAGGGTGATCACCTTGCGAACGTGATCGCGCTTCCACTTGTATATTTCGTTGTGGATCCACTTGATTGTTTCCAGTTGTTCGTCGGTGGGGTTGGGTTTGCCGTAGTTATCAGAGACCTGGTAACCATTGTCTTCGTAGTCCTTTTCGCATTTAGCATTACAGTATCCCTCGTCCACTGCAACCTCGTCTATCTCCAGGAACCCGGTTACATCGTCGGGCAGATCCTTACCGCAATAAACGCAGTGCTCGTCGTCGAATTCCTGGTTGTATGGTGCGAAGGGATCGTTGGCCGCACCTGGTGGGTAACTCCATCCAAACTTGCTCATTTCTAACCTCCTGGTTAGTCGTTTTCTATACCATTATTATATACTGTTTGGCTATGTTTTTCAACGACTTAGGCTATCTTAGGTGGTACTCGATGGCCTTGATATTGGCCTGTGCTTTGCGCCTGGTAGTGTTCGGCCGGGCCACTGGTTCGGCAAAGGTCAGGGCTGCCGCATCGAAGAAGTCCGGGGAGAGAAGTTTCCTGGTCTTGGTGATATGTTCCTTGCTCTCCAGGAGATATCGGCCCGAGCTGTCGTAACCATATTGAACGCAACAGAAGTCAGCCTGGAGAACGTCCAGGTCCTCGACGTCAACCCCGCCGTCCTGTTCGAACCAGTCACGCAGCATCACGCCCATTTCAGCCCGCTTGTTCGCGTATCGCTCTTCCTCCAGGGCTCGCCTGGCGCTATCGACTCCCATGATCCTGGCGTGGCCATGCGGGCCATCCTCGTCACCGTACCCGAGCTCGATCAGTCGATCGTAGATCCCGGCGCCCAGGCCTCCGATATCGATGAACAGCATATCAACGTCCGACGGCTCACCGGTTACCGGGTCCGACAGGATCCTGACACAATAGCCAACGAGCTCCATCGTGCTCTTCTTGCGGTAGAACTTCGACCCGTACATTTTGCGGCCGTTGCGATGGATGAAGGCGGCCCGGTCCTTCCCGAACCTGGCAGGGTCCAGGGCGACAACGTGTGGCCCGCTCATGTTCTTCTCGGTCTTCCTGGCGGCCAGGACATACTTCGGATCGATCAGGGATTCCTCGCCGGACGTCTGGAACGCCTCCGCGGCCGTGAATGGATACTCCTGCTTGAACCTCCAGAAACCTTCCTCGCCTCCGGTGGTGAACTCATTGATCTTGAACCGGCGCCAGTTCAGGTGCTCGGCAGTCAGGCCATCCTTTTTAAACATACCGAGCAATTCGAACTCTTCGTGCGTGAGCTCAAACTCGTCATCACATTCCAGGGTGTATTCGGGTTGCCAGTACCAGGGAAGGAAGACAGCCAGGTATCCGTTCTCGCCTTTCTGCGCGAGCTGCCATTGAGTGTGAAAGTAGTTGCCGATCCCGTTGGCGGTTGACTCCAGGAAGATCTCAGTCTCTCGGGCCAGGGGCACGCCCTGGAGGACCCCGGTGGCGTGGGTATCGGCGTGTGGCCAGAACGCGACCTCGGATCCGTGGAAGTATTGAGGCGTCGAGGATCTGCCGACGGCTTTGGTGCCGGCGGTCCCGACAGCATACCCGCTATCCAGGGATGAAAATGAAAGCTCCTTCGCCGACTCTGATTTCGTGACCGGCTTCACGATCGCCAGGCAGTTGTCATGGTATCGCTGTGCCATTTCGAACAGCGTGCTAGTGGCCTTGTCTTCGTGCGTGAGGATGAAAGCCCGGACGCCAGTGCGATGGGTTACCTTCCAATAGAACCGGGCCTCGATGTAAGTCGAGATCCCTTGTTGCCGGCCCTTGAGTACCAAGACCCGGACCCGGCCTATTTTCTCCATCTGGCGCTCGGCAATATTGTGCAGGTATTTCTGGGCCTGGTTGAGTTCCAGGGCTACCAGGCTGCCGGCTTTCGGCCGGATCTTGAGAGCCCTGGGCGCGTAGTATTCGAAGTTATTTTTATATCGGGACCGGACTATCTTGGCCGCTTTGGACATTTCATCCATCCTCCCTGGAGCGGTGATCAGCTCGGTCATTTAGCCAGGGCCAGGGCGGCAGCGACTTCGGCCTCACAGTCCTTGATGAATTGTTCGTGTGCCGGCGTGGTGACGACAGCAGTGACAGAGGATAACCGGGGATGCAAATAACAAGCAGCTTTCTCGGCGGCCCAATCCCGCCTGGCAACCAGGGTCTTGTATCGGATCCCGAACTCGGTCGCGTCCATTTTCTTGGCCCGGTAGTCCTCGACCAACTGATCGGGTGTTTCGTTCAGGACGTCCATCAAGTAATCCAACGGAAGGACCTTGCTCGGATCCGCGGCAATGTCATCGGCTATCCCGGCAGTCCGCCTCTTGGCCTTGCTAGTTGTCACGCCAGGCTTGCGGCCGCTGCCAGTCCGTTTACCACCGTTCCCTCCCTTCTTAACGTAGACA